AAAAATAACACAACACAATACAACACAACAAAACTCAATCCAACACAATTTGCAATCTACCTGCTATTAGAAAATTTCAGTCAACTACGATCACTTCTGAGTTTTCACAATTCTGAAATGGCAACTGTAATGGCATCTGCGAAACCGGCTGGTAAGCGAAAGCTTACGTGGAAGGAGTGCTGCAACAAGTGGGGGAGAGCTGCAATGGAACAGCAGCAACAGCAGCAGTCTAAGAAGACTGTACACTTGGGACGCGACCATCTGGCCGCATATCTCCTTGCGTTTGTGCCAGAAACTGAATGGCACAAATATTATTATGGCAGTCGTGGAGGACCATCCCCTGCTCTGCTCATTCTGAAGGGCGCCATTGAACATGGCGAAGTTTACAAGTGGGAGTCTGAGCTCACTTTTTGTGCTGAATGTGATGATGTCCTGGATGGACATAATTGTGATAGCTGTGGACACCGCCACATTAAACGCGATGATAACATCGCAGATAACATGAACGCCATTGCTAGGGCGTTGGGAGGATACGATGCATACTATGCATCTAACTGGGCAGTATATGAAACTGCCAAGTATGAGCTTGACCAAGTCGCACCTACAGCTGGTATGCTTTACAAGCAGGCCAAGGAGGCTGAGAAATTGTTGGGGAAACGCCCAACAAGACGGGAGATTCAGGAGGTTGAGGACCTCTGGGCTGAGTATGAGGAAGCTGCTGCAAGGGAGGCAGCTGAGGCGTCTGAGGCCTCAAATGGACATGCCACATCTGAGGTGGCAAATAAGAATGCGTACCTTAGTGATGGAGAGGATGATGAGGCATTCCCACCTCTTGTGGTGACTGTCGAGAAGGTTGTGCCTGCCACAACCATTATTGAATCGACTCCAGAAGTGGGTAAGACTATTGAGGTTCAGACACCTCTTGAGCCTGTGCCGGAAGTATTAGCAGCAACCACATTTGTGGAGGCAACTATTGATGGAAAAGATGCACCAACTGGTAGCATCCAATTCGGCACAATTGTTTGCGAATTGGAGCCAACTAAGGCCTCGGAAGCTGAAATCGCCAAGGAACCAACCACTGGTTTCTTCTTTGGTACTATCCCTGCTATCGTCCCACTTCCAACTATTCCACTCCTCAAGTTAGAATCTACTATTGTAGAACCTATTGCCACACCTACGGTGGTGGTCACAAGTAGTGAAATTGTAAAAGTCCCGATCGCAACTCCCACTGAGGTGGAAAAGGCATCCAAGGCACCATTACCAAAACATTTATACCCTTGGACAGCTAAAACTCAAACACCTGGCAAGGTGCACCACAAGATGGTGCGTAAATGGGTTCAGAAGACCCAGCAAGCTGCAGCGGAGAAGGAAAAACTTGTTTGGAAAAAACTGGACGAACAATTGGCCACAAGGAACGAGATCAGAAAAGATCTCAAAGTAAAATGGAGGTGGGGACTCTACAGACTAGTCAAGAAGACCAGGAAGGACAACCAAAGACAGCGCCGACAGAGGCGCATGGAGAAGGAACAGCAATTATTGATGGCTATGCCACCTCAAGCTCTGACGGGCATCTCCATTGCTGGGGGTCCATCGGCGAGTCTGGAAATGACTCCAACTCCGAATGGGAAGATTTCCTGCACGCCTTCCATGAAGAAGAAGAAAACTTTAAAATCTCCCAGATTAACACAAGAGAAAATTCACGAGCTCACGCAGGCAGTTCTGAAAATTGCGTGCAGAAAAAGGATGAACATAGAATTGGTGGACAAGAAGTCCACAAAAGGGCAGTACAAGAAATTTCAAGGAGCAAATTATTTGTTCCTTCATTTAAAACATATGGAAGGCTTAAGAGAGTCAGTGGATTTAAGAATTCACACAACAACTCAAAACCTCGTACTTCAAGCTGCCAAGGTTGGGGCATGGAAAAGAACTGTAAAGACAACAATGTTGTCCAAAGGTTCAAGTGGCCTGGTGTTGAATCCAGACAAACTGTTGGGCCCAAGAGGTCATGCACCACACGGAATGCTCGTGGTGCGTGGGGCTTTACGAGGAGTGCTATACGACGCACGAATGAAGCTTGGTAGATCTGTTCTACCATATATCATCCAGTATAGCTCTACTATGGAAAGATTTCTGTCAGGCTTTGATAATAAATTTAAACAAATAAGACAGACAGATCTGAATCACGTATGTGAATCGAGTTATGATGCTGAGCAAGCAGGATCTGTAGCTGCAATCTCACATCATATGCTCTATCCGATGGGAAGAACCACTTGTAAATCTTGTATAAATAATGTAGAAGATATGAGTAGAGACGAGTGGTGTGAATATGTTAGATCTTTCATCAGTAGGAATAAAATATTATGTCAGTCTGAATATAAGAATTTTGTACATTTACCTCAAATAATGGATTTTCTATCTGATTCACTTGTGAATACAAATAAAAACCTGAAAGCATTTAATGAAATCCAGAACCTCATTGGCGATAGGACTGATGCGCCATTCACAAGTGTGTGTGAGGTTAATAAAGTATTAGTCAAAGGCGGTCGAGCTAAACCTGACGAGCTAATTAAAGCATCAGAAAACCTTTTGGAAGTGGCTCGATATTTGAAAAACCGCACCGAGAACATCAAGAAAGGTTCACTACAGTCTTTTAGGAATAAGATATCACAGAAATCATCAGTGAATCTAGCCTTAATGTGTGACAATCAACTGGACAAGAATGGCAATTTAATATGGGGTGAACGGGGCTACCACTCGAAAAGATTCTTTGCCAACTATTTTGATGTTATTGACCCATCTCAAGGGTATGAGAAATATGTGATTAGAGAGAATCCAAATGGATCTCGGAAGTTGGCAATTGGAAAGTTGATAGTGTCCACTAACTTTTCTGTATTCAGGGAGCAAATGAAAGGCGAGCCCATCCAGAAACAAAAACTGGACAATCATTGCACTAGCCTGCGCGATGGAAATTTCGTATACCCATGTTGTTGTGTGACACTTGATGATGGACAGCCTCTTGAATCAGAATTTAAGTTACCAACGAAGAATCACTTGGTAATTGGAAATTCAGGGGATCCCAAATATGTTGACATGCCACCAGAGATTAGCAAGAAAATGTACATTGCAAAGGATGGTTATTGTTATGTAAACATCTTTCTAGCTATGCTTGTTAATGTAAACGAAGCCGAGGCTAAAGATTTCACTAAACAAGTGCGAGATGTGTTAATGGAAAAATTGGGCAAATGGCCAACAATGTTTGACGTAGCCACTGCATGTGCATTCATGTCAGTATTCTATCCTGAAACAAGAAATGCTGAACTTCCAAGAATTCTAGTTGATCACTCAACTAAAACCATGCATGTTGTGGATTCTTTTGGCTCATTAAGCACAGGATATCATGTCCTGAAAGCAAACACAGTGAGTCAATTAATTCAGTTCTCAAGTAGCTCTCTGGAGTCTGAGATGAAACACTACATAGTAGGCGGTGTTACAGCATTGCCAGATGTCCAAGAAAGGTGCATCAGAACAATTATAAAAGGGGTATACAAACCAGATGTTATGTATACTATTCTATCTGAGGATCCATACGCACTTTTATTAAGTGTGATGTCACCACGCATACTCTTAGCCTTACTCAACAGCGGATCACTGGATAGATCAATGGAAGCATGGATAACGGAAGACCAGGAAGTTGCTGTAATCATAGGTACACTACAGGAACTTGCAAAGAAGGTATCTACTTCTAGGGTACTCGAAAAGCAACTTAAAGTAATAGAGAGTCAAGCACACACTCTATTATTTGATCCAGCGTTTGTGCGCAGTAGAACCCCAAGCTTTGCACTCTCACAGAAAATCATTAGAGGCCTAGCAGAGGGAAGAGAATCAAATAGAGTGCTCTATGAACAAGGACATTCAATTGCGTCTTATGCAGCCTCGCATGAGCTTATGGAAAAAATTTGGGATCGTCTTTTAAAGGAGGAATACGAAGGACTGCCTTGGCATGGAAAATGTGCACAAATCATGCGATCATCAAAACGTGCATGTGGTTTACTAAGTATTCCAACATGGCCAAAAATAGGCGCTTTAAGCGACAGAGCAACAGACTTATGTACTACCTTACACACGAAGAGTGTCACATTCAAGAATACTTGTAGGAATGGAGTTGTACAGAGGATTGCTGACGCTCATATTAAATGCGTTCGCACAATCATGCGAACATCACTAGCTGCAATCAAATTTGCGATCCCCGATGTTCTTAAGTTTGTGAATATGCTACTAGTCATCAATCTGTTGTTACAGATTGCAAAAGTTGCCAGAGACATGTCAACGAAACACCGCCAAGCTCAAATTGATTTAAATGCGTATCTATTTGATCAAGAGATTGATAAAGTCAATGTGATATATGACGCATACTGTCTCAAAATTGGTGGCGAACCAACGATGGATGAATTTTTAAGACATGTTGAATATATTAATCCAACGTTGTCAGGAACAGCAAAATGGCTTTGCTACACAGCCGACATGGAAGTGGAACATCAAGGCAAATCTCGTAAAGAGATGCAGTACGAACGAATCATTGCGTTTGTATCCTTGCTTTTGATGATTGTTGATAGTGAGAAAAGTGATTGTGTATATAAAATACTGCAAAAACTGAAAGGATTGATGGGCACTATAAACAACGATGTATATCATCAAAGTTTAGATGATATCACAAATGTACTTGAGGAGAAGAATTTAACAGTGGATTTCGAGTTACAGAGTGGGGAGCACCCAACCAATCCTTGTACAGACTCCACATTCGATGAATGGTGGAGGAGACAAATTGAAACCAACAATACCATCACACACTATAGGACTGAGGGAGTTTTTATTGAATTTACAAGGAGTAATGCAGTCTCAGTGGTAAACAACATAGCCACAATTGATGCAAAAGATATTCTAATACGTGGTGCTGTTGGATCAGGGAAATCAACTGGTCTTCCCTTCTATTTGAGTAGAAAAGGGAGGGTTTTGTTATTAGAGCCTACTAGGCCTCTAGCTGAGAATGTTCATAGGCAGCTTGGGGGTGAACCTTTTATGGTCCAAGCAACACTGAGAATGCGTGGTTTGACAGTCTTTGGATCACATCCAATCAATATTATGACAACTGGTTTCGCATTTCATTACTATGCAAACAATCCAGAGCAAATTGGTGAATATGATTTTATAATGTTTGATGAATGTCACGTGCATGATGCCCAAGCAATGGCCTTCCGGTGTTTGCTGAAAGAACACGAGTTTAAAGGAAAAATTCTGAAAACTTCCGCAACACCACCGGGACGTGAGGTTGAATTTACAACGCAATATCCAGTGCAAATTAAGGTGGAAGAGCGTCTGTCATTTAAAGCATTTGTGGAAGCCCAAGGAACAGGTAGCAATGCAGATGTTGTGACTATAGCGGATAATATATTAGTGTACGTGGCTAGTTACAACGAGGTTGACGAACTTAGTCGTATGTTGGTGGAGGCGAACTATAAGGTCACCAAGGTAGATGGGAGAACAATGAAAGTTGGAAATGTTGAAATACAAACTTGTGGTTCCCCACAAAAGAAGCACTTCATTGTTGCCACAAATATAATTGAAAATGGTGTTACTTTAGACATTGAAGCCGTTGTCGACTTTGGAACAAAAGTGACAGCATATCTTGATGTTGATCTTCGTGCACTTCACATGTCTAAAGGGCCAATCAGTTATGGTGAGAGAATTCAACGACTTGGTCGTGTTGGCAGAAACAAAGCTGGCGTCGCTTTACGAATCGGATTCACTGAAAAAGGTCTGACTGAAATACCACAGACAACCGCAACAGAGGCTGCATTCCTTTGTTTTGCATATGGTTTACCAGTTATGACACCGAATGTTTCTACAAGCTTATTGAGCACTTGCACAGTTAAGCAAGCGCGGACGATGTTGCAATTTGAGCTCACTCCCTTTTACATGGTGAACATGGTGCGGTATGATGGATCTATGCACCCAGCAATCCACAGCATTCTCAAGAAGTATAAACTCAGAGACGCCGAGACAGATCTTAACAAGATGGCAATCCCCAATAGAGGAGTGACTGGTTGGTTATCAGTTGGAGAATATGTGAAATCTGGAAAGAGGATGGACATAGACGATTCAGTGAGAATACCATTTTTGAACCCCTCAATGCCAGAGAGGCTTCATGTTGATATCTGGGATGCAATAACAAAGTACAAACATGAGGCAGGGTTTGGACGAATTTCATGTATTAATTCATGCAAAGTTGCATACACCTTGCAAACAGATCTCTATGCTATCCCACGAACAATTAAAATCATTGATGCACTGATAGCTGATGAGATGCGGAAGAAAGAACACTATAAAACCATTACTGGTAGGACGGTGTCAAGTAGTAGCTTCACACTTAATTCAATTGCTACACTTTGGAGGAATAGATATGCACAGGACTACACAAGTGAGAACATTGCTGTTTTGTCATCAGTTAGGTCACAACTTCTTGAGTTTGAGAACCTCTCAGTGGATTCTTCATTTAATAGCATGGGAGAGGCTGCATTACGGGCGTACGTACGTGAGACCGGAGCCACCTCTTGTGTGCTTCATCAGACAAAAGATTCTCTCTCAAAGCACCTTCGTTTGAAAGGAGTGTGGAATAAATCAGTCATCACACAAGATTTGTTCATTTTAGCAGGGGTATTTGCTGGTGGCTTATGGATGATAATGGCAGGGCTAAAGGAGTCATTTGATCAAACTGTGCAACATCAAGGAAGAGAAAAGAGACAGATGCAGAAATTGAAATTCAGAAAAGCGCGTGATAATAAATTGGGATTCGAGGTGCACGCTGATGATGGTACAATCGAGCACTTCTTTGGTAGTGCGTATACCAAGAAAGGGAAGCAGAAGGGTAAGGTCACCGGAATGGGATCAAAGAATAGAAAATTTATAAATATGTATGGATTTGATCCCACTGAATACTCATTTGTGCGGTTCGTTGACCCATTGACCGGAGCTGTGATAGATGACTCTCCATATACCGATATCCTCCTTGTTCAAGAAAGGATTGGTGAGGCTCGTCTGAATGCTATTAAAGAAGATGAACTATCAAGAGAAAAAGTAGCACAGAACCCAGGAATTCATGCATATTACATTAATGAAATCACAAATGCTGCGCTCAAAGTTGATCTCACACCACACAACCCACTACTTGCATGTGAGAGGCATAGTACTATAGCTGGTTATCCTGAATATGAAGGGGTACTGAGACAAACTGGGCACCCTATTAAGATGACGCTGAATGACGTTCCGAAAAGTCCTGAGGAAACAAGTCTAGTAGGTCATGAAAGCAAATCACTATTTAGAGGTCTGAGGGATTATAATCCGATAGCTAGCGTCATATGCCATCTCGTGAATGAGGCGGATGGACGAACAAGTGATTGTTTCGGAATTGGATATGGTGGTCTTATTGTCACCAATAGGCATCTGTTTAAACGAAACAATGGAACGTTGACAATAAGGTCTCGTCATGGGGAGTTTGTCATTAAGAACACAACTCAACTTGGGATGAAGCCCTGTGCTGATAGAGACATACTCATCATCAGGATGCCTAAAGATATACCCCCGTTCCCACAACGCCTGAAATTTAGGGTTCCAAAGGAAAATGAGAGAATCTGCTTGGTTGGGTCAAACTTTCAGGACAAATCAATCACAAGCACGATTTCTGAAACCAGTGTGACGTGTCATGTACCAAACTCGCATTTTTGGAAGCACTGGATTGACACAAAGGATGGGCATTGTGGACTTCCCTTAGTAAGCACTACCGATGGTGCTTTGTTGGGAGTACATAGTTTGTCAAATTTAACGAATACCCAAAATTTCTTCGCCTCATTTCCTGAGAACTTTGAAGTAGATTATTTGAAAACTCCCGAGGCAATGGATTGGATAAAGAAATGGAGTTATAATCCAGATGAAATTTGTTGGGGAACGCTGGAGTTAAAAACAGGACAACCCATTGCTCCATTTAAAGTGTCTAAGCTGATCACAGACCTAGAAGGTATACAAGTGTATGCTCAAACAAGGTCGGATAGATGGGTTCAAGATAGATTATATGGCAATCTCAAGGCAGTTGGTCAATGTCCTGCACAATTGGTTACCAAGCATGTTGTGAAAGGGAAATGCATGCTATTTGACCTTTATTTGCAGCAAGATCAATCTGAGAAGGAGTATTTTAAGCCTTTAATGGGAGCATATGGGAAAAGTAGGCTCAACAAAGAGGCATACAACAAGGATTTGTTTAAGTATGCGACACAAATTCAGGCAGGAGATGTGCAAGTAGATATGTTCGAATTGGCGGAAAGATCTGTCGTTTCTATGCTTACAGCAAAAGGATTTGAAAAATGCAATTACATCACGGATCCAGAGGAGATTCTGAAAGCACTGAATATGAAAGCCGCGGTTGGCGCGATGTACAGTGGGAAAAAGAAGGATTACTTTGAAGGGATGAGTGACCATGATGTAGAAGACCATCTTTTTCACAGTTGCAAACGCTTGTTTATGGGATACAAAGGTCTTTGGAACGGGTCCTTGAAAGCTGAGCTGAGGCCTATGGAAAAAGTGGAACTCAACAAAACAAGAACTTTCACAGCGGCCCCTCTTGACACGCTACTTGGTGGCAAGGTGTGTGTGGATGATTTTAATAACATGTTCTACAACCACCATTTAAAGTGTCCATGGACGGTGGGAATAACTAAATTCTATCAAGGATGGGATAGACTACTCACATCTCTACCTGAGGGATGGATCTATTGTGACGCCGACGGCTCGCAATTTGACAGCTCTCTTTCTCCATACTTGATTAATTCAGTTCTTAATATAAGAAGAGAATTTATGGAAGATTGGGATGTCGGTGATCAAATGCTCCGGAATTTATACACAGAGATAGTATACACACCAATACTGACACCAGACGGAACTATAGTGAAGAAATTCAAAGGTAACAACAGTGGACAACCATCCACTGTGGTTGATAACACACTTATGGTTGTGTTAGCAGTACACTACACACTGCTAAAACTAGGTATTCAGGAGAGCGAATTTGATGAATGCTGCGTATTCTTCGCGAATGGAGATGATCTATTACTGGCAATGAGGCCAGACACAGCTCATTTACTGGATAAGTTTAGTGAGTGCTTTTCAGAGTTAGGACTCAATTATGATTTTTCATCGCGAACCAGTAATAAAGAAGAGCTATGGTTTATGTCACACCGCGGATTGAAACGTGATGGAATATTCATACCGAAGCTGGAGCCTGAGAGAATTGTTTCCATTCTTGAATGGGATCGCTCACACGAACCGATTCATCGATTGGAAGCAATATGTGCTGCGATGGTAGAATCATGGGGTTATGATGAACTTCTTCATCATATCAGAAAATTCTATGCATGGGTATTGGACCAAGCCCCATACAATGAATTAGCACGAAGTGGGAAGGCACCATACATAGCTGAAACTGCACTTAAAGCACTCTATACTGGTGTCCAACCTAGTGCTTCTGAATTGAGTGCGTATGCAAAAGTGCTTAACGAAATGTATGATGATAGTGTACTTCAGGAGAATGAGTTAGAAGTATACCATCAATCTAGTGAACGTACTGAATTCAAAGATGCGGGAGCGAACCCTCCAGCCCCTAAGCCTCAGAATATCCCTCCACCACCCACAATAACTGAGGTTACTGATCCAGAAGACCCAAAGCAGGCAGCTTTGAGAGCTGCACGAGCTAAGCAACCCGCAACCATTCCAGAATCATATGGACGAGACACTAGCAAGGAGAAGGAATCAATAGTGGGGGCATCATCAAAGGGTGCGAGGGATAAAGATGTAAACGTTGGAACAGTTGGTACGTTTGTCGTGCCACGTGTTAAGATGAATGCAAACAAGAAAAGGCAACCAATGGTAAATGGAAGGGCCATTATAAATTTCCAACACTTGTCAACATATGAGCCAGAACAGTTTGAGGTTGCAAACACCCGGTCGACTCAAGAACAGTTTCAAGCATGGTATGAGGGAGTGAAAGGGGACTATGGTGTTGACGATACAGGAATGGGGATCTTATTGAATGGATTAATGGTTTGGTGCATTGAAAATGGCACATCCCCAAATATAAATGGCGTGTGGACTATGATGGATGGTGATGAGCAAGTGACATATCCAATTAAACCATTGTTGGACCATGCAGTGCCTACTTTTAGGCAGATTATGACGCACTTCAGTGACGTTGCTGAAGCTTACATAGAAATGCGAAACCGTACAAAGGCGTACATGCCGAGGTATGGTCTACAACGTAATTTGACTGATATGAGTCTTGCGCGATATGCATTTGATTTCTACGAGCTGCATTCAACCACCCCTGCACGTGCAAAAGAAGCACATTTACAGATGAAGGCAGCCGCGCTTAAGAATGCGAAAAATCGGTTGTTTGGTTTGGACGGAAACGTCTCCACGCAAGAAGAAGATACGGAGAGGCACACGACAACTGATGTTACTAGAAATATACATAACCTCTTAGGAATGAGGGGTGTGCAATAGGACATCCTCTGCACTGTAGTTTATACTTATGTTATCTTTAGTATGCCTTTAATTTAAATTCGTGTCTTTCAGTCCCGAAGGAGATGGTTGAGTGCATAACATGGTGGGATTATATCTCGGTTATTGCATTTGAGAAGTCGCCTTTCTATTACGTATCATAAGGGACTCTTAAAAGTGAGGAGTACCTCGTAAGAAAAGCCTTTTTGGTTCGTGATCGAGCC